TTGCCATATTCATAGCCATAAAATTTAAGTGAGCTGTAATGTGTGCTCTATGATCTTGACCTTTAAATGCTTGAAATGGTTTTCCTGTCATTGCCATAATATTTTCTGCAGCAGGGTCCATTGGCATAGGTTGTTGTGGTGGTGGCAATATTTGATCTATATTTTTTACACCGATTGCTTCGTACATATCTCTATACGCTTCATATAAATTATGCATTTGTGGATTAGACATTGCTAATTGTAATTCTGTTTGTGCTAAACTTATTCTTTGTGATTGTGAAAATATATTTGGATCAGCAACAGGTATGATATCAATCTTGTCATCAAAGTCTGTAAGTTTTACTGTTCGTTGAGCACCCACAACATCGTAAGGATACTCTGCTGGTAAATAAGTTTTAAATACCCCAGCCAATAATTGAAACTCCTGTTTCATCGCCACATACATTCTTTTATGTATGGCTGACATGACTCTGGAACCACGTTCTAACAGAGCTATGGTCGTACCAACAGCTGCCTGCTGGTTGCCGTCACCGACCTGCATGTCAGCTATGGCGGCAAATCGTTGTCCTGCCTGAACCACAATTCCCATCAACTGCAATAAAGTCTGTGATGGTTCTTTAAAAGGTAGGGGCATAAACGCATCTCTGATGTTTCCACCAGGTGCATCCACATCTCTAAACTCTCCAGGTTGGATTGAATTTGCTTCGTCTCTAACACGAATACCTCGTTGTTTGAAACCTGCAGGCATATTTGAAAAAGTACCTGCATCTATTAGCTGTCTTAATGCATTAGTCGCTGTTCTTGATAAGCCACCAATCATGTGTATTAAACCAAAGCCATAAAAACCTAGACCAGGTAAAAATTTAAAATGAACAAAATATTCTATTTTCTTTTTTAACGAATCGTTAGGTTGATAATTTCTTCGGATGGATAACACTTCTCTGCTACCTGCATCGAGTGTTACAATGTAAGGAAGTTTGATACCTGTCATGTCTCCAACATTATCTTTGTCCTCAAACCCTTCTAGATCTAAATTCATATGAAATTCTAGAATAGTAAAGATATCATCGTCCCTAGTTTTCTTAACACCCTCTAACTCTCTTTCTTTTTTTTCTACTTCTGATTCTTGAGAATAGCCGGGTGTAATTTCTATATCTCTATAAAAACCTGAAACTTGTTTTTTTCTTAAGTCATTTTCTGACATTTTTAATTTGTGTACGACTGCTTCTGCATCTTCAATAGATGTTGCAGTATATGGAACTATTAAATCATCAGCTGGTATAAACTTTGAAACAGCTCTGCCTAAGAGCTCGTCATAATAGACTTTCTTGAAGGCAGAGCCACTAAGAGGGAGATAAAAAAGCATTTGATCGAACTCGGGTTCATACTCTTTCATCACATTCATGAGCTGATAGTTCATGAAATTTTTTACTCTAACAGATTGATCTTCTTTCTGTCTGTTCGGTGCACCCATTGTTTGTGTATGCACTGGTCCATTTGCTGGAAGTAATTCTTTATAAGCTTGTGCTTGAAATTGTGTGACCGCCTCACCTAATACAGGGTGTGTTACACCACTTGCATTTTGAAACGGTTGTGTTCTATTTTCATATTTAAAACCAAGAAGATCTAAACCTTTTGTATAGCTATCTTCCCAATCTTTTCTAGATGTTTTATAATTTTCATAATTTTCATAAATTTCAGACCCTAATCTACCTAAAATTTCTTCTGGTAAAAGATCTGCTAAGTTGTCAAAGTGTGATGCAGTGCCCGGTTGATTAATAGCTTCGGGATCAAAATTAATTTCAACAGAACCATCTTCCTGTTCTTCAATTTTTACATCTTCAGGACCAACTTGTTCTTGAATATTTTGTTCCGCCGCTACTTCAATTTCTTTGTCGCTAGGCGTTTTTATTGTTTGCTCTACGTTTGGAAGAGCCTTGTCTATTTCTGCCATTTATTTTCTCCGAGTTCCGAACCACTATAGTCGGTTTGTAGGGAACATTCAACCCTTGTGGGTTGGGTCCTCTAAGTGGTGGAATTGTTCTAGTTAATCGTTTTATCATAATTTACTCCCGCATTTCTTCTAACGTTTCGTCAACCTCTGGATTTGTAGCAACATCGTATACATCCCTAAGATTTTCAAAGGTATCAAAAAGACCAAGAACTTTTCTACCTTTATCAAAAGGGTTAAAGACATGAAGACCTGCTCTAAATAAAGGGTTTCTAAAAGCTTGAGTAACAATATTTGGTCTTTTTACGTTATATATCCCTCGAGCTATATCTACATTTAACATATGTCTGGCTGTTTGTTCTGGAGTAGATCTATCATCAGGTCCAGTAGGACTAAAGTCACCTATATTTCCAGTGGTTCCTTTAGGACCTAAACCACGAGACATTATTCCTACCTCTCTATTGCTACTTTCAGTATTTTGATCAGTGCTTTTATCCTCGCCGGGTCTATCAACGGGTCCTTCATCAGCTCGTCCGCCTTGTCCGCCAACTCTAAATCCAACTCTACCTCCATCTTTAAGACCCATGATTCCTTCTTCTTCCACAGACTCAACATCTAAATTTCTATCTCTGTAATCGGAATATTTTTTAGCTAACTCTGGACCAAGAAAATATGCAATACCTAATTCTTCATCTTCTAGTCCTAGATCTTTTGCTTTTGCAACATCCGATACACCGAGTGCAACACCGACTGCTCCTACAAACGGAACAAATGGTGCAACAGCTCTAAGTGTCCCTTTGCCAAGACCTTTTAAGATTGTGCTAGTTGGAATATCAATATCTTTTATTTTATTAATTTTTGGTTTTATAGGAACTTTTTTAAGTTCATCCCGCACATAAGTTTTAGATGGATAACTTGTTGGATCTAAGTTATCATAATTTTTTAACCTAGCTGTAAATGCCTTAAACTCGTCTCTTAACAAAGCATCCTTTGGTCTATCTATTTGAGAGGCAAATTTTAAATCAGGAGAAAGTTCTTTAAGATTTTTAAGTTTTGTGGATTTAAATAAATCTGTTATTTCTTCAGGTGCTCCTAAATTTTCAAGAGTTTTTAAAATTCTAGGAAAAGATCCGGTTTTTGAGTCAAAAGCAACATCTGCCCCGGTGGCGCCAATCTTACCAACTGATGGTAGATCAACTTTTATATTAAGAGATTTTAAAATACTATCTAGTTCTTTTGTAACATTCGGATCAATTTTATCTCTTTTAAAATAATTTGTAAGTTGTGATCCAATAAAGGCTCTATTAAATACGTTAGGGCTTATATTAAGATTAGTTACAAATCTACCTCCACGTTTTTTACCTGCAACAGGATTGATATCAAATAAATCAAATAACTGCCCTTGAGCTGCTTTATTTTTATAATAATCATCAGACTGAAGTTTGGATATAAGTTTTCCTGTGTCTTTATCTAATCTTAAAGACATCATTTTTTTTATGTTCCTACCAAATACAGTATTGTTAATTTTATCTGGATCATTTTTAAAATATTCGTTTATTTTTTGAATATTTTTTTCAATGGTTTTTACAGCAGCTTTGTCTGCTGGGCTTGAACCTTTTGTAACAGCTTTTATGTTTTCAGATCTTGTTCTTTGTCTTTTTAATTTTGCAGCATCAGGATCACCTGGTGTTGTAAAATCAGATGTTAATCTTTTTTGTAAAGCTGTGTCGGCTTGAGATTTAGTATTAAAATATTTTACACCAATAAATTCATCAGGTATTTTTGTTGTTTTTCCTTGAGGTGTTGCAAAAACAATTTTGTATCTAGCATCTTTAGGTATGTTTGGATTTTGTTTTCTATCAAGTGTTGTTACTTCTCTTACAACATTATTTATTTTTCTATCTTTACCTTGAACTACTTGTTCTATTGAGGATGTTAATTCTTTTTTAGGAATAGTTTTTACTATGTTACTCTTTCTAGCTTTAGTTAGTATTCTACCGATAACACCTTGATTAATATTTAAATTATCTTCATCTAATAATCTTTGAGCAATTCTATTAGATCCTATTTTTTCATTTTCGTAAAGTCTGAGAATTTTTTGAATTGAATCTTCGTCTAGTTGTCCAGTGTAGTCTGGAGTAAAATAAGTGCTAAATACTTTTCTAATTTCTTCTACTGTGGCCATCTAGACCTCCAGTAATTTCGACAAACCACCTTTTGCGAGGGATATAACTTTTTTCTCTTCGACTACTTCTTCTGTTTCTACTGGAGCTTTTGCTTCACCAGCGAAAGCCGCTGATCTAAACTGTTCAAAAGACATTGGCTCTAGTCCTTGTTCTAACATATCGAAAACATATTTTTCATATTCTTCAACTAACAATGGATCTCTGTCAGCTACTGTCATATCTTTTTTAGGACGATCTGCAACTAACATTGCTTCATCAGTTGCCATAATACCTTCTTTTGGTTTGGATGATTTACCAAACGTCATGTCTAAAAATTCCATCATGTCAGAAATTTCTTGTAAACTCATTGTATCTAACCTGTCTTTCACACCCTCGTAACTTGAAGGGTATTCTCTCTTCATCATTTCTATAAGTGTTTCTTTATCCATACTAATAATACTCCAACTCTCGTTTTACAATCGGCTCATCTTTTTCATCCTCTGGATGACGAATCAAACCGCCTTGTCGTATTCTCATCAACGCCTGTGTTGTGCTATCAACATAGTCATCATGGTCCCCATGTGGAAACGCTGCACACTCTTCAACCACTTCCTGTGCAAAGTGCTCGTGCATAGGGGCCCAAATTTTTCCGCTCTCAAAAAGCGGAGATATTGAGTTTACTCTCGCTTGTTTATCATTTCCACGGCTCGGTGTAAAGTTAATTACGGGTATTCCCATTCTTCTCAATTCTGACGTTAACGGTATCCCCGATGCCTTGGCCTCGATTAAAACTGAGTCGGGCCTCCAAAATAAATACTCTTCATGAGCCACCCTACGTAATTCAGGAAACTCGAACCTATCTTTAAAAGCATTTAATAATATAATATTATAACCGTTATCCTCATCTTCAAAAACTCCCCATGTGGTTATTGCACTAAAGTCGGCTGTTTCTCTTTTTAAAAATGCTGTATCGTAACTTTGAATAATATAATCTACACGAGGTGGATTTTTACCTTCCCAGTTTTGCCACCACTCTCGTTTTATAATAGCTCCTTCTTCTGCTGTTGGCTGTTGCATGTACTGTGCATTCCAATTTGAAACAGGAATAGATGCTTTTGTTTTTTCTAATTCATCTTGAGTCCAATACTCTGGCCATACAGGTTTACCGCTTGGTAACAAAGCTGGCAGTTCAACAACCTCCCATTGATCAGAATCATTCTCTCCCTGAGCCCTGATTAATTGTCCAGTTAGATCTTTGGTATTCCACCTTGTCATGACGATAACGATTCGTCCGCCTGGTTGTAAACGTTGACGTGGACCTGAAGTATACCAGTTCCATGCTTTTTCGAAAGACTTACTATCTTTTCTAATATCTTGTTCTTTGTGTGGATCGTCAATGATTAAAAGATCAGCACCACGACCTGTTATAGCTCCACCAACACCGGCAGCGAAATATTCTCCTCCCTGTTCCGTTTTCCATTTACCGGCGGCTTGAGAGTCTTCTTGCAGTCTCGTATCAAACAGTTCCCGGTATCGGGGCTCATCGACCAGGTTTTTTGTTTTACGTCCGAAGTCGACAGCAAGATCAGCCGTGTGTGTTGCTTGAATAATCTTTAACCGGGGATCACGGCCAACCATCCATGCCGGGAGTAAGTATGAGGCAAACTCCGACTTTGTGTGTCTTGGCGGCATGTTGATGATTAGACGTTTTATCTTGCCAGAGGCAAGTTCGTTAAATTTTTTATTAATAATTTTGTGATGTGAACCCTCGATAAACTCAGGCCAAACATATTTTACAAAACTTAAAAAGTTGTTTTCTATTCTTGGTTTGGCTTTTGCTAGCTCCAGACTTCTTTCCAATTCCAAAAGTCTCTCGCTTTCTTCTTTGGTCAATCCGTCAAAATTTTTTGAAAAATTTTTTTCGTTAGACATATATAAATTTATTTTCAAAACCTTTACCATAACTATGTGAATTCGACAATATATACGCTGTCTGGGACCCCTTTGCGTAGAAAGGGGGGTTGATGTTTATAAATACAATAAAAACGTCAACCGGTCTGGTACCTCTATTGGGTGGGCCCGCCCGTACACAAGCCCCCGCAGGAAGGGGTGGGCCCGCCCATACACAAGCCCCCCGAGCTATGCAGTTTTTGCATGGGATATTCTGGGAAAGGGTATGCAATTATTGCATGGGATATTATAGGATTATAAATAAAAAAACCGGGGCGCATTTCTGCGCCCCGGTTCAGGATACACTATGGAAAGTGTTCAGTTAAAATAAAGTGAGTTGTTTATCTTTAAGAGATTCTTTATATTCGTTGAATCCCATTTTCTTTTCTTTCACTTCATCTTTTAATACTAGTGGTTCAGCTTCAAACAGTACCGCATGAAACTCAACATTATTTTTAGTATTAATTAAATTATGGGCCTCAATTAATTTAGTAGCCTGCTCATAAGTCTTAGCAGTTCCTACTACTGAAAAAATTGAGGGCTGACTTCCCCATGTCTCTTTTTTAATTATTAGATGCATGTTTATTATACTCCTTGTTTTTGTTAAATGATTTAATTAATTGTTCGTTTAGAAATAGTTGTCTGTCTATTTCCCTGATTCTTAGTTCACTCAAAATGAATAAACCAAAACCAGAAACAATTAAAACTATTCCAATGTATAAGATTATATTCCAATCCATACTTATCCTGCCTTTCTGTTTATGTTGATTGACATCTTAACGGGTCTAGTTGCGCACCTATAATTCTTTCTGAAGGTGTCATAATAGATAACGTACTTTGATGTTGAAGTACATTTATTATCCCATAAGAAAGTTCTGGTTATAAACTTTCCATACTTCTTAGCATAGAAACTTATAAGACCAGTTGTGCCTTCCTTAATATTTATTTCTTTCTGTTTCATATATCCTTTCTGTTATACCTGGGATATTACAGGATATCCCAGGTATTGTCAATAGTTAATTTAAATTATTTTCTATTGATTTTATGTTATTATGCCATGTGAGCCCGATAACCTTAAAATGTTTATTCAGGTTCTCAATCAATTCACTTGGCAACCCGCTTTCCATGACAGTAGATATAGCGTCCTCTTTTAGCTTTCTAAGTCTGACAAGTTTTTTGCCGTCCTTAGTTTTTTCTGCTTCACGTTCCGCGAGATCCTGGGCCCAGTCTCTTATTTGGTCCAGGCACCTTTCCGAGGTAATATCTCTTATATCATCGCGATCCATGGCTCTTGTAAAATGATAATCTAATTTAGATTTCATTTTGTCCGTTGTAGCGGACCTATTAAAAAACGTAGCCAGCATTTTCTTTTTTTCAAAAATCTGGGCTTCCATTTCTTGTAGCTCCTCTATGTCAGCTGAGATATTTAATTTTTGAGCCAGCTTTTTTTCTGCGCTTGCTGTCATATCTGCAACTGTCTTTCTTAATGTCAAATTGGCTTCATCTATTAAAGGTTCAAATTTATCTTGAACCTTTTTTTTAAAGTGTTCCAATTGATACTTGGTCATTGCTTTCATAACCTATCCTTTCTGTTAATTATTTTTATATATTACTTGACAAACATTGTCAATAGGATTATATAGGATTATAGGGTCCTGGGGTATGACCCTTAATAATAACTGCCCCGGGATCAGTTGGCTCTGTTAAAAGAGAACAGAGAGAAGTCGCCTGCGGGCGGCCTTGCCACCTTTTGTGCTGATCCCTGGCTATATACAGGTTAAGCCCTGTTCGAACGGTAAACAATTGTCACCGGGCTTCACTTAAGATCATGCTGTGTGTAGCCTGGGATCAGTAAGCGTCGCGCGATAAAGTAAAATGCGCTACTGATCCCTGGTCTATTGACTAAACACCGCGTGAAGAGCGTCTTCAAGTTCAATAGACCTGGGATCAGTGGCCGACGGATGTAACGATTAGCTTCGTTGCCGACCACCACTGATCAGAGCTCGATTTGTGAGGGTGTACGGCTCTATAAAGAGTGACCCCAAAAGGACCAAGCTAACTCAACGCGTGGGCTTGGTCCTTTATTTTTTTTTTTGGGTGGGCCCGCCCACAAGCAAGCCCCCCAGTTTAGAATGATTCTAAACTAACAGGCTTGACAAATCCACAAGCCTGGGATATTATGGGATTAGAAAGTATGAATATATTAAAAGCAAAAGAAATTACAGGCAGCCTCTCCAAGCCTTCCAAGATGCCGGGATGGAGTTACGGGTTACCGGCTAAAGAATGCAAAACAGGTTCCAAGCTCCGGAAGGTCCAGGGCTCGACCTGTTACAATTGTTATGCATTAAAAGGATGTTATGTTTTTAAAGTTGTGCAAGATGCGCAATACTACAGACTAAAAGCAATACGCCACCCGCACTGGGTCCCGGCCATGGTCATGCAAATAAATAATAAACGATCCAAAGAATTTAGGTGGCATGATTCCGGAGATGTACAAGATTTAAAACATTTATTAAAAATTTTTAAAGTCTGTAAGTTAACGCCAAAAATTGAACACTGGATGCCAACCCGGGAAGCATGGGTAAAACCATTTATAAAAATAGCTCCAAAAAATTTATGTATTCGTTACAGCGTCCCGATGAATGACCAGCCACCAATTAAAAGCTGGCCCAATGTTTCAACAGTAATCACAAAAGATGCGCCATGGTTCGGGGCCACGTCTCAAGTTTGCCCAGCTCCAAAACAAGATAATAAATGTTTAGATTGCCGGGCTTGCTGGAACCGTGATATACATAATATAAGTTATTGGAATCACTAAAATGTCTATGTATTATTGGAGCCCTTCCAGATTGAAAGATCTGAAAGACAGAGGCTACAGGCTCAGGTTCATGAGCCTTGAAGAAGCGAACGCACAGGCAGAAGGCAACAAGCCTACAAGCGCTCAAGCACAAGCTGACAAGCGTCCCAGCCACAAGCCAGAGGGCTCAGGCGCAAGCCTTCCCTCACAAGATTAATTATTTCTGATCCAGGGTACAAGCATACCTTCCCCTTATCCGGGGAACGTCCTACCAGAATAAATGTGTTATTCTCATGTTTCACATGAAAGGCTATTTGGTGGGGTGAAAATCTAATTTTGTGTACTGATGTGTACTTTAGTTCTACGGTAAAAAAGGTGCTATTAGAATTATAACCCAGTAAATCGGGAGTGCCCAATAAACTACGGTTTTCCAATCTATTCCAAGATATTTTTGTTGTATTTCTTTTAAGCTCACGCCACAAATCCCTTTCGTTTTTCAAGTAGTACACCTCAAGGGTTAGAGCTTACCAATTATCTTAGGTACTTTCCAAGTCCCACCAAGTTTTACACCTTTTAAATTTAAGATATGCGTATCTCTATCACCAATTATTCTACTTTCCAAGAGTTGAATTTCCATTAAGTCTAATTTTTCTCCATTAGGCATTTCAATTTGAACCCTAGCATTCTTTGCTGTTGGTGATATTAGAAATTTATCTAAGTATTGACGTAGTTCTTTCGCTTTCATTCAGGTATTGATATATATCCCATATAAATATATATTGCAACCATGTCTAAAGAAATTGTCAACAAAAAGGCAGCTCACCCACAGGAATTGACAGAGATGCAGCGTAGATTTTGTGAGTATCTAATCATGAATGAGGGTAGGACCACACATCAAGATGCAGCAATAGCTGCTGGCTATGCCCCAAAGAATGCCAGGTTTGAAGCTTATGGTCTTATGCAAAACCCCAAGATTCAAAGATACTTGGCTAAACGAAGCAACGAGGTCAATAGATCTTTTGCAGTGACTAAACATAACTATGTTAGAAGACAACAGATACTATCTCAAAAGCTAGTAGATGAAGGTAAGACCGAAAAAGCGGTAGGTTTTGAAAATCTAATAGGTAAAGCCACAGGACAGTTTGTAGATATACATCTACACGGCAAGATAAGTGACATGACTAACGAAGAGAAGTTAGAAGAAATTAAAAGAATTAAATCTA